CACTTCAGGCAATCTAAGAATGTATCTTGCTAGAAGCGGATCAGAAACGTTTCTATGGAATGTCAGCAACGGAGCCATGCGTTTCGGTACTAACGACACCGAGAGGGCGCGGCTCACAAGTGGCGGTTCGTTTTTAGTTGGTAAAGCTGTCGACAATTCTTTCACTACCTCTGGACTAGAAGTGTTCAGCACTGGCGCTGTCAACATCACCGGGCCAACTAACGGCGGTGTTTTGTATCTCAACAGAAAGGGAACTGACGGTGGTGTTTTATACCTATATAACGACAATTCACTGGCGGGCTCCATAAGTACGCACAGCGGCAAATTAAGAATTGATGGTGCAAACGGTAACCTACAACTAGGCGCTAGAGGCGCGGCGTTAACAAATCTGGATACCAATCACTTTTACCCAGAGACCCATAATAGTGTCGATCTGGGACATAGTTCTAGTCTTGCGTTTCGTAACCTTTACCTGTCAGGAGGTGTATACGCCAATAATGCCAGCGGTGCGTTTTTGTGGAATGCGTCAAACGCGCATATTGCTTTTGGCACTAACAACATAGAGAGGGCGCGTCTGACAAATGATGGCAATTTCTTGGTGGGCAAGACGAATACTACATTCTCTAACTACGGTATTGAGCTACGTGCTGGTAATGGGGGCGCAAGGTTCATAAGATCAAACGCCGAACCTGTTTTAATGAACCGAACTGGCTCAGACGGAAAAATCTTGGGGCTTTATAAAGACGGATCTGAAGTTGGCTCGTTGGGTACTTCCAGTGGCAGTATGTACATTCAAGGAAACCCCGCTACTGGTAAATCGGGTTTAACATTTTTTGGTTCTTATATTGAACCAAGAGATAATGGCTCTGCTGCTGATAATGCTATTGATCTTGGCTCTACTGGAGCGCGATTCAAAGACCTTCATTTATCGTCGACAGCAAGAGTTGGCATTGATGTCATCCTAGGAAATCAAGAAACAACTGGCACCGGAGGAACAGCAAGAATTGTCGCAACTGGAGGGCAAGTTTACTTCCAGGGTGGTTTAGCTGCGACCAGCGGTTCAGCAGCACCTATAGTATTTGGCGCTTATGGTGGCACCGGAGAGAGGGCGCGGATAACCAGCGATGGAAAATTAGCGCTAGGCACCAGCACCGCCAGCGAGAGACTTGAAGTAAATGGCAATATAAGTTTCAGCGGAAGCGCGAGCATACAACCAAACGGAACCAATACCAATCTCACAATTGGCACCAGTTCTTCAGGTAGCTCGGGGTTGTTAAAACTTGTATCGACTGGTGATATAGAACTTTTTCAATACGGTAGTAGTTGGACAACAAATGTAACTTTTAAAGCTGACGGCAACGTGGGTATTGGTGTTGTTCCTAGCGCAACAGGTGCCTATATCCAAAGTTTGCAAATTGGTGAGCAAGCAAATTTATATACGCATATACCGGGAGTGGGAGCAGGGTCATCAACATATCTATCTAATAACATTACTAATAATTCCGGCCCAAAATACATCAAATCAGACGCGGGCAGTGAATACGTTCAACAGAGCGGAAACCACACATTTTTTACATATCCCAGTGGAACAGCGGGGAATAGTGCAACAGCAACTCAAGTTTTAAAAATCGACTCGTCAGGCAACGTGGGCATATCCGTTACCCCAAGCGCATTCGTTCTACCTGACGGCTCGTCTGGTGCTTTACAGCTACAATCTGGCGGCATGGTTTCCGCATACGCTGGCGTTACGCATTTATCTCAAAACTGGTATTACAATTCCGGCGAGAAATATATCGCTAACGGGTCAGCTTCGCGGCTAGTAATGTCAGGCGCAGATTACATCTGGCAATCGGCTGGCAACAACACCTCTGGAGCTGGTGCGGCGTTAACGTGGTCAGAAAAGATGAGGCTGTCTGGTGGGAATTTGTTGGTTGGTACTAACGATGTAACCCCTGGGCAAAACGACACTAACGTCGGCACATCCATTTCATCTGCTGGCCGCCTGATGATTAATAACGCTGGCGCAGACAACATAATGGGACGTAACACAGATGGTATTTTGCTTTCTATCCGAAAAGCAGGAGAAGAAAAAGGGTCGATCACTGTTTCTTCAACAGCCACAACCTACAACACCTCATCAGACCAACGCCTCAAAGAAAACATTGCAGACGCTGATGACGCAGGTAGCAAAGTAGACGCTATTCAGGTGCGTAAGTTTGATTGGAAAGCAGACGGTCAGCATCAAGACTACGGCATGATTGCTCAAGAGCTAATTGAAGTTGCACCTGAAGCAGTGTCAGCAACAGAAGACCCTGACGAAATGATGGGCGTAGACTACTCAAAGTTAGTGCCAATGCTCATCAAAGAAATTCAACAACTACGCAAGCGCGTAAAAGACTTAGAAGAGGAATAAAAAATGGCAACATTCAACTGGCAGATATTACAGCTAGAGCGGGACTTATTACCTGAGGACATGAACGGGGCGATAGTGATAGCGCATTGGAATTGTACCGCGACACAGGAAGGCACCGGGGATGATGCTGTCAACTACAGCGCATCAAACTACGGCACCGTATCATTTACACCTGACCCCACTGCATCGGATTACACGCCTTACGCGGATGTGACCGAAGAGATGGTGAAAAATTGGGTGTTTGCTAACGGCGTAGAAAAGTCTGAAGTGGAGACTAACTTGCAAGCAAACATTGACGCGCAGATTACTCCGACCACGGCAAGCGGTACGCCTTGGGCTTAATGGCCTTGTTTTATGATTGCCGAAATCGCAACAGTTATAAGCGTGGTAAAAGGCTTAAACGATGCGATTGGTGCACTCAAAGAGGCAAGCGGTCATGCAACGGATCTGAGTAGCGTTATGGGTCGCTATGCAACAGCAAACGAAGCGATCCAGGAAGTTGAAAGCAAATATGTTGGCCGTCTGAGCGTGAAAGAAAGTACGCAGATCCAAATGGCAAAACGGCAGTTGGCACATTTCAACCAGACCTTAAAAGATCAGATGCTTATGGCCGGACTTGGATCTGATTACCGCGAAATCATGAACAGAGTCGAGGAATCTAGGCTGGAGCATGAGAAGCAAATAAGGCTGAAAAAAATACGCAGACGCGAAAATATTAAGTTCGCAAAAACTATAGGCTTAATATTCTCGTCAGCTATAATAAGTTTTAGCGTAATCATGGGAATGATCATGCTAATTTTTAAACGTTAACAATTCACTCAACACAAAAGGAAATGAAAAATGGCTGAGAAAAAAACAACGCCACCACAAGTTTCAATCGATGATACAGCGTACCTAATTGAAGATCTGAGCGACGAGAGTCGTTTGCTGCTAGATCACGTTGCGGACTTGGATCGTAAAATCAGATCCGCAAGTTTCAACGTCGAGCAATTGCAAGTCGGACGCGAAGCATTCTTTGCGCGACTCAAGGACTCGGTTGCGGATGCGACAGCAGTAGGATAATGAAAATGGAAGAGAGCGCGAAGCACGCACTCGACTGGTTGAGCGTAGGCGCAGCCGTCAGCACTCTAGCTGGCTGGCTGCCGCCTGTCGCGAGCTTGCTAACGATCGTATGGATGAGCTTGCGCATCTGGCAGGATCCGCTCGTGGTCAAGTGGCGCGGAAAGGTCAAGTGAAATGGAAGCTGTCGAACTCATCGCGCAACTGTGGGCACCGCTCGCAGGTATCACACTTTTGATCTACACCATCAGTCGGATTATTGGTGATGTGGAAGTGCTTAAAGAAAAGGTGAAGGTGCTGTTCGACTTGTTCAATCAAAAGGACAAAGACAAATGAAATTTGACGCAATCAAAAACATCCTGGGGTCTGTCGCACCGACGATCGGCGCAGCCTTGGGCGGCCCAGTTGGAGGCGCAGCGGGTTCAGTGATCGCGAAGGTGCTAGGCGTTGCCAACGAGCCGCGCGCAATTGAGCAAGCGATCCAACAAGCCACGCCCGAGCAATTAGCGGAACTGAAGGCAGCAGAGCATGATTTCCAAATCCAAATGAAGGCGCTTGATGTAGATGTCTTTGCGCTTGAGACTGCTGATGTTCAGAACGCGCGCGAAGTGTACCGCACCGGGAATGATTGGACTCCGAAATTCATTGCGGTTGCGTGCGTCTTGTTTTTTGGTGGATACATAGCGTTGGTCACGGTTCTGCCGCCTGATGCCAATTCCGATACGATCGTTTCGTTAGTGCTTGGTTATCTGGGCGGCATTGTCAGCTCCATAATCAGCTTTTACTACGGCGCGAGCCATGACCACAAAGGTAAGTAATGGAACGTCTACGCGAAATGATTAAGCGGCACGAAGGTGTTGAAACTCATTGTTATAAAGATCACCTGGGATTACAGACGATCGGTGTTGGGCGCTGCATTGCACCAGGGAGCTTGGGACTGTCTGACGATGAGATTGATTATCTGCTTGATAACGACATCGTTCGCTGCATTAAAGAGCTGACGCGCGCGCTGCCGTGGTTTCATCGCCTCGATGATGTGCGCAGAGAAGCGCTGATAGATTTATGTTTCAATCTGGGATTGACTAGACTGTTGGGCTTTAAAAAGGCACTCGCCGCTGTTGAAGCCAGCGAGTGGTCTACTGCTAAGATCGAGCTACTGGATTCACGCTGGGCGAAACAAGTGGGCAACCGATCTGAGGAAATTGCGGAAATGATCCGCACTGGCAAATATTAATAGGTTCCGATCCACGACCTTCCAAGCAACATTTTACTTTCCGCAAAATACCACTTGTCCTCGTAATCGATTTCAAACGTGTTGTTGTTTACTTTCTGGCGCTTCCTGCGACTCAATTGGTAGCAGTCGCTGTTGCAGTAACGTCTGCCTCCGTGTTTTTGTTTCGGCAGCTCTGCACCGCATTCTCTGTTTCTACATTGCATAATTGATTCCCTCAAATAGCACCCCGCTCGCGCGGGGCGTTGGATTAGGCGCGATAGTTTTGTTTTAGTTCGTAATCGGAAATGACTTGATACTGACGCGCACAAAGGCGCTCGCGATAGATCACGCCGCGATCCTGAAGCAACTGCATCATCCGAAACACTGAGTTTTGGGTGCTGTCAATTCCATGCGCGATGGCGAGCTGACTTGGATTTTTGCCGTGATTGGCAGCGTACAACCGGATGTATTCAAGCACTTCAAACTGGCGCGGAGTCACAGGTTTTGGTTTTTGTTTACGCAACATTTGTGGTCACCTCTTTCAGCTTTTTGATCTTGACGCTTTTAGCGCGCTCCGGTTCTTTGCCCTCATACGTCACGGTCTTCTCTTTGCGCCCATTGGTCATTTTCCATTCAACGGCATAGCGTTTCGCAATCCCAGATTCGTGATCGCCTAAATGGATCTTCAGCAAACTTTGGAGTGCGTCGATCTTTGCATCCATAGTTTTTTTCAGACGCTTACAATCTTCGATCTCTTCGCAGATGCCGTCGACATCATCGGGCAGATCGATCAGCTCTTTAGTGTCAAAGTTCAACGGCACCGGCCAGATAGTATTAGCGTCACCGCTGTTTTCGGGCGCGTAGAAATCGTGATCCTCGATCCTGCGCTGAAAATCTCTGACGCGGTTGCTGATCAGTACCTGCATCGACAGGGCGTTGTCGTAAAAGTACAGCCTTAAATCATACCCGCCGTACAAAGTCGCCACTACGCCCCATTGGAGCTGCGTACACATCATTTGCGCTTGGAGCTGGAGTGGGCCGCGATACGGTGCTGGCCCAGCTTCGTCGGGTTTTACGCTAGTGTTTTTGCACTCGATCACGCCAGTTCCGTACAGCTTAATCTTGCGCTCTGGGGTCATTACGAAAATGCCGTTGTCGGGATCATGCTCAATCGTCGTGTCTGCAAAGCACGTTGCATCGAGACTGCATGCGAGCGGCAGTTCTTTATGATGGAACGCCTGATCGTAATCCGTTTTTAGCTTCGACCCGCCGATTGCTTTGCACGCGGACTCTGCTAAAAAAGGCTCGATGCGATCGCCGAATGCAGCTTGCTTGCTCTGAACCCAATCTTTTGCCGGAATTCCGGCGTTTGCATTGATGCAACTGCGCAGGCATTCGTTGGGGGTTTTGTAAGGATCATGGGCCATTATCGCGGCGATAATTGAGGCTGATGCTTGCGTGTTTGGAGTAACTTTACCAACCATGTTATGCACCTCCTGCGGTCAGTGAATAAATGGTGTACAATGCGCCTGCGATGGCAGCGCCGATCACGAAAATGATCGTCATCTCGCCCACCGTCTTAACAAATTCCGCAGCTCGCGGTGTTTGTTCCCCCTCCCTGATCACAGGATCACAATAAACGCGCCGCTGCGGTTTACCTGTATATATATTATGCGCATATCGAGCGCTGTTATAACGCGGCCCAATGCGCGCGGTTCGTGCTTCCGTATCAAATACAGTCATAACTTTTCCTTGGTTATTTTTTGTACAACTATCGTAAGTTTTTCAAATGTTCATTATCAGCAACGTTTTGCTTTAATCGCATCGCACTGCGTTGCACTTCATTTTGCGCGTCCCAAACGCGCTCGCTGACCCTCCATGTTTGTTGTTGGTGAATGGCACTCAATGTTTGAGCGAGTTGTTGTAATTCAATCGCCGCTGTTGCGATATGTTCATCACTTGCCAACGGTACGGTAATCCGCACGCTTTTGCGTGCGTACAAAAATTCAGTCGTTGGTCGTGGCATCGAGTGCCTCCCTTGCGCGTTTGATGTCGCCATAGGATGCGCCAGTTTTGCGCCGTAGCATCTCTGTGCTTTCGTGCGGCATTTGTTTGATCAATTCATTCAGTGTCTGATCAACCGCTGCCGGTGCTTCAACCTGCGGCGCGGGTTTGACGGTGCGCACAAATTCCAAGCGCGCCGTAGATTTAATCCCGCAGTTGTCCATCACGTTGCGCGCCATGCTCGCTGTCCAAACCGTGCGCCCTCTGGGACTGACAATCTTTTTCGCGGTCAGACTTTTAGCAAACTCGCCGCTCGATCTGCACCCCCGATCATAGAGTGCTTGCATCATCGGCAATATCTCAGCGGTATAATCGAGTTTCTGCGCAAGCCGCGTTTTGATGGCCTCTTCGCTGGCCATCTTGGTCGTGCTGGCATTGCCTAGCGATCGAATGACCTTGCCTTTACGGGTGACATGCTGGCCAGTTTCTTTGATCGTCTGCTGGATTTTTTTGTACGCTTTTCGCGCACGCGCTTTTGTTTCCTCGACCTCAAACTCTGCCACGCTTGCCATGACTTTCAGCACGCTTTTTGTGCCCCCTGGTTCTCGCAAGCTGGCAACGTCTGGCGTGCAAACCTCGATGCCATGATTCAACATCTTGCCAATCACATCGGCGTTGCGGCTCATCTGGCCGAACGTGGGAATGAACAAAATCGCCTTTGCGAGTTGCGCAAGTCTGAGCGCCCTTTCCAGCTCTGGGCGCTTGCTGCGCTTCCTGCCGTCTTCGCTTTCAATGACTTGACCGACGATTTTGATGTCACGCTGTTGGCACCAACTGTTCGCCAAGTCTTGCTGAAACTGTAGTGATTTGCCGCCTCTGCGATCTCGATAATAGATAATCGCTCTCATCTGACCCCCTCAAAATGTGTGTGGACTTAACGATACTTCGTAACCTTTTGCAACAAAATTACCATTTTGGTTAAAACAATATATTAACCACGTTGACGCACGATAATCTAATCAATAGGGTTTGGCAAGCGTAAGGGGGGGTCGGTATTTGTAAGCCAATCCCAGTAATAACAACAAATTGGCATATCTAGATGGTTGACAGTCGCGCAAAAGGTGCTGGATTTGAGCGAGAAATCGCGCATTTGATCTATGAACACCTTGGCATTAGCGTGCGGCGAGACCTCGATCAATACCGTGAAAGTCAGCACGGCGACCTGATAGGGCTTGATGGCTGGGTGATTGAATGTAAGCGGTATGCAGACAATTCATCCTTTCTACATAGAGCGGAATGGTGGACGCAGACTTGCAACGCCGCGAGAAATGGCGAGCATCCGGTTCTGATTTACAAATATGACCGCCGCCCGATTCGTTGTGTGTTTCCCCTTCACGTTATTAATCCAGCAATGGCAATCAAGTTTGATGAGGTTGTTACAACGACCTTTGAAACGTGGTGCTACGTTGTACGTGAGCAAGAAGTAAACAGCAAAATAAATGAAATTAAATAACTAAAGGAAAAAATTATGTCGATATTAGGTTTGGTCGGTGACGAAAGTGGTCAAAGTTTATACATCAAGTATAAAGCTCAGGCGCGGGTTTGGGGTGAAAAAGACGGCGAATTTGATATGGGCAAGTGCAAAATCGTATGCGATATGGACTCAGTCAAAACCGGCTGGATTTATTGGCCCGAAAATGGCGCACCGGAGAAACTTTGGGCAAGCGCGTTAGGTGAAAAAGTTGCTTCACCGGGGCGCGATTTCGACATGGCATTCAGTTGCGAATTTAGCTTAAACGGCGAGCGCAAAATTTGGGAAAGTGCGCAAAAAGGCGCGTTGATTGGATTTGATGCCTTGTTTGAACAAATGAGCGCGGCGCGAGAAGGCAACAAATTAGCGGAACTCAAGTGGGAAGGTGCTGAAGCAAAACAGATGGGCAAAGGCAATACGTCAATTCCAAAGTGGTCAATTATAGGCTGGGTCGAAAGACCTATCGAGCTTGAACAGGTTGACTACGAAACCAACCTGAAATACACCGACTCACCTGCCGCATCATGGTAGTTTCAAATCCTCGCGCTGGCGGGTCACTCTGGCCCCCCTCGCCCCCTACCCGTCGGCGTGAGGTACTTCCATGATGGCAGAACGTGAACACGATTTGAGCGGCGATGCCATGCTTGTTATCTGCAAAGCGCTCTGGGGCGAGCCGACTTTGATTAGCGGTGACGAGTATCGCTGGGGAAAACATGGATCGCGGCGCTTATCGGTCAATAACGGGCAGTTCTACGATTACGAATTGGATAAGGGCGGCAACGCGATTTCCTTGCTGAAATTGCATGGAAATGGCAAGCCAATTTATCAGCAGCTCGATGACTTTGGCTTTCGCCTGCAACCGGTGCGCGAAGAAACGAGCAAGCGTCCTGAACAGTTCCGCGAAGTTCAGAGATATTTTTATACCGACGAAAACGGCGTAGTCAGCTATCAGGTAGCGCGCGAAGAAAGTGCGAGCGGTGCGAAGCGGTTCAAGCAGTTCGATGCGCAGGGCAAATCTGGCATCAAAAATAAAGGCATCACCCCCCTCCCCTATAAGCTGCACGAAATTGTTAACCGGCAAGATGACGTTGTGCACATCTGCGAAGGTGAGAAATGTGCAGAGGCGCTGGCCGCTGAAGGCGATTTGCTTGCGACCACTAACTCAGGTGGCGGCGGGCAATGGTCTGAAGTTCATTCGGCTTACCTTAAAGGGCGCAACTGCGTGGTCTATGAAGACAATGACGCGAAGGGGCAAGCGCACGCGCGCAAGGTCATCCAGACGTTATTGCCATTTGCTGCAACCGTTCAGCTTGTGCAATTCCGTGAATTCGCTGCCAAATTTGATGTCGCAGACTATTTGCTGACGCATGATCTGGTTGATCTGCATGAAAGACGCGAGATCGTGACCGATGTAGACGATACGCCACTGGAATTTGAAGACGAAGACGATGCTGGCGTGCCTTTGAGCTATCCGGTGCTATCGATCGCGGATTTGTACGCCATGCCTCCCGCGCAATGGCTCATCGATGGCGTGATAGCAGAAAAAGAGCTGACGGTGTTGTACGCACCTCCAGGCGAAGGCAAAACGTTCCTTGCGTTGGATTTTGCTTTGCACGTTGCCGCTGGCAGAGATTGGAACGATCACACTGTCAAAGGCGGACGCGTTTTATACATCGCTGGAGAAGGTGTTAGCGGCCTACCTGCGCGCGTCAAAGCGTGGCATGCACACAATTCCTGCGATCCTGTTGAGAGTTTTTTCATTTTGCCTCAGACGGTTGAAATGGTCGATGACGAGGCGATGTTTCGCTTGACCAATACCATTCGCGAAATGGGCGAGTTTGACCTAATCGTGATCGACACGGTGGCGCGAGCGCTGGCCGGTGCCGAAGAGAATTCAGCGACAGAGATGGGCAAGTTCATTGCCGCCTGTGGACGCTTGCAGACCGATCACAACGCCAGCGTGTTAGGCATTCATCACTCTGGCAAAGATGTCGCTAAAGGCATGCGTGGCAGTTCCAGCCTGCTTGGTGCGGTTAATACGTCGATGTCGTGCAAGCGAGTAGACGAGAATCAAATTCGGCTTAATTTCGAAAAGCAGAAAGATATCGAAATCGCAGAACCGATTAATTTGGACATGGTGCAAGTGAACGTTGGCGATGGCGCGATCGGTGAGGCAAGCGTTGCACTGGAATTGGCAAGCATTATCGCGGAAGAGAAACACAAATTCCAACTGACAACCAACGAGCGGTTGACCATGAAAGCGCTGCGCAATGCGGTCGAGCGATGCGGTAAAGCGCCGAAAAGCAACCGTGTTCAAGGGATGCGCTTAGTGGTCAGTCTGGACGAATGGCGCGAAGAAGGTCGCAACCTGATGGACACGGGCAAGCGCAGTTGGTACGCCGCATTCGGACGCTGCGTCAGTCGCTTGGTTGAGCGCGAGGTGGTCGGGAAACACGCTGACGAGCATTGGTTAATCGAATGAACGAAGCATGGGCTAAACAAGATTTGCTGACCTATGAGCTAGCCAAACAAGGCGCACTGCTTAAAGAAGCGCATCTTCGCGGCATGCTGGATTTGAGTGAACAGGACTTTGCCACGCTGCGCGAGGCGCGTGATTTGATGGAAACGCTGGCAGAGCAAGCGCGCGAGGACATCGCATTTGCGGAAGAAGTGCAACCAAATCCGGTGCTTTGGTTCAGACAGCATTATTCGGATTGGTGGTGATGGATGTGGATACTGCCAAACAACCTAGAAACGTCATCAGCTTTTGTAGCGGATACGCTGGCATCGAGCGAGGACTTGAGCTTGCCGGGCTTGAACTTAGAACACTCGCTTATGTGGAGATCGAAGCTTTCGCCGTTGCCAACCTGGTCCAGAAGATGGAAGCGGGTGCCCTGGATCCGGCACCTGTGTGGTCGAATCTTAAAACCTTCCCGTCACATCTCTTTCGAGACAGAGTTGACATCCTTACATCTGGCTATCCCTGCCAGCCTTTCTCAGCCGCAGGAAAGCGCGCCGGAAAGGATGACCCCAGACATCTCTGGCCATACATCAGAGAACATATCCAAGCAATGCGACCTGTTCGATGCTTTTTTGAAAACGTCGAAGGACACATCACGCTTGGACTTAGAGAAGTCATCGAAGACCTGGAAAGCCTTGGTTACAAAACGACGTTCGGAATATTTAGCGCGAGTGAAGTCGGTGCGCCGCATCAACGAAAGCGAGTCTACATCCTTGCAGACTCCAGCCTATCAAATGGGATTGACGCAGAAACCTACCCACAGCGTGCCAACTCCAACGGCGAGCGATCACATCATTCGGAAATCAACAAATCAGGGCGCGTCGAATGGGGAGCTGAACTACAGCACAAACAAGTCGGTGAGTTTAGACAGGTTCGTGTCAATGTGGCCAACTCCGACAACGCAGGACAACAACCAAGTGAAAGGCAAGGACAAGCGCGGCACGACATTGGGCGGCGCGGTCAGGAATTGGCCGACTCCAGCAGCACACGAAGCTCGACTCGGTTATCAAGACCGGAGCGATCCGACAAAGAAAGGCACTCAGAAGTCGCTAACAACAGTAGTGATAGATCAGGCTGGCGGCAGAGCGCAGACCAATGGGCAACTGAACCCGGATTGGGTTGAAAAATTGATGGGAGTTCCAGTGGGTTGGACATCCTTAACTGAGACAAACAACGAAGTTATAGATGGTTGGGACTCTGCTTCATGGGAAGCAGGAATACCACGCGTTTCGGAAAACACCGAAAATCGCGTAGATCGTATTCGCGCTCTCGGAAATGGAGTGGTGCCGCAGACAGCGGCGAAAGCGTGGACAGTATTAGAGGGACAACTATGGCAAACGTGACGATTGAGCTAAACGATGAGGACATTTCCGATTTGATGTTGGAATTGGCAACGTTGCAAAAGCATGCGGATGAGTTACTTTCAAATGCACAAGCGCTGCAAAAGCATGCTGACGAACTGTATTCAGAAAAAAAAGCGCTTTTGCGAGAGATGGGTGAATTGACCAATGAGATGCGCGAAATCGTCAAACCGGCGATTGGTGGATCAGTTGAGTAGCCCATTCGACATCTGGTATTCGGCTGAAGAATTGGCCATTGCGCATCAAATCCGGCTGGAAATTGGGCGTGAAAAAGGGCTAAAAACTACTGTATACACATCCAGTAGTAGTCATCATTTGGCGATGATGAATGATGACTCAATGATGACACCAAATGATGAATAATATACTTTTTTTTCATCATCGAGTCATCAGAGTGATGAATCCCGTATGTCATTGATATTAATAGATAATTGGAGTTTTATGAACAAAGATTCATCATCGATTCATCATCGATTCATCAGACAAATGTCAAAAAAGATATTATTCATCACTCACTCCCCCCCCCTTTAGGGGGGGAGGTGATGATGAATACTATGACCGGGGCTTAAGAATTGAAGAAAGATTTAGAACTAAAAAGCATCACAGACGGAGTTGATGCGTTAAGAGAATCTGCCGATCGGAAATGGGGTGCTGACTATCTTCGACTGAAAGTGAGCAGTGAAATGCGATTCAAATGGGACGCTCAAGTTGAGCGATACGAAAAGGCAGTTGCAGAGAAGCATTTGCCCAGTGTTCGGATTCACGCGAAATCCATCGAGGCAGGAATTGCCGCAATGGAAAGCGAGGCGAAGCTGCTGGGCAATGAACCAATGCCGCCTATGATCTGGACGAGCAAAGGTGGCCCAAGAGGAACAACGATCCATGTCGTGCGCGAAGCGGAACAAGTGAAGCGCGTCCAGAACAAGAACGCTGCCACGTTTACGGTCGATGAGCTGATCAAGATGATCCCGGCTGGTGTGATCGCGCTAAAGCTGCAATTTACCGGATCTGAATTAAAAAAATTTGATGGAGAGTTTTACGATGACGAAATTCCATTCTGAAGCAGTAAACGCCCCGTCTCACTACGCTGGCGATATTGAATGCATTGATGCGATGGTGCAGCAATTTGGCGCTCAAGATGTCAAGACAGCGTGCGTGGTTCAAGCCTTTGAGATGTTGTGGCGTTGGAAAGCCAAGGGCGATGCGGATGAGAACCTACACAAAGCGCATTGGTGGTTGTCCTATGCGCTGGGTGATGACCCGCGCAACCGGGACAAGGACGATCATGCGCCTGAGTCTGCGAGCGGTTACGCCGTGAAGACATCACGCGAATGGGATCTGCAAACGGGCCGGGAGCTTAAATAGCATGCAAGTCGATGTGCGCACTAACCTCAAAGGCTTTAAGAAACAATTAAGCCGGATACACCGCAAAGAGCTGCCGTTCGCGTTGTCTATGGCGTTAAACGATACAGCAGAAGAAGCAATGTACGACACGCGTAAGCTAATGCGCGACAGCTTCAAAGACCCGATCAAGCAATATCTTGTGGGCGGTATCAGGTATCAAAGAGCAAAGCGCAAAGACGGCATTGATCGGATGTTTGCGCGGGTAGACATTGAGAACTTTGGCAACAAAGGCCAGCCGCGCCGGGACATCATGAAGCCTCACATCGAAGGTGGTGACAGACGGCAAAAGAAATCAGAGAAGCTATTGCTTGGCCCCGGTCGATACCTGTACCCCAGCCGCACCGCAGCACGCGATAAGTTTGGCAACCTAAAACCTTCACAGATAGTTAAGGCCATCAGCGACATCGGAAGGAACTTTGACCCAGCCCAGAACACGAAGAGCAAGCGCAAAAAGAAGAAGTACTTTGCAATCAACACCAGACGGCAGCGCACGATCATCATGGAACGCAACGGTAAGAACGTGACCCCCTTCATGGTTGAAGGTGCGAAACCATCGTACCGAAAACGCTTTGACTTCTACGGTGGCGTGCAGCGCAGCGCTGATAAGAACTTCAACAAGCACATGGGCAAGGCGTTGGCATATGTCATCAAGAATCCAAAGAAACGATGAGCCGGTTACTATGTATCCTTGTTGCACCGCACAAGGGTCGCGGGTCCTTCCTGACTTAAAGCGTCTGCGGGTGATTCGATGATCGATTTTTTCATAGTGAGTATTCCTAAAAGTTATTAAATTCTGGATTGATATAACTATATGAAACAAGGACGCAAGACAGCTGCCATTGAAAGTGATGGCGCAGAAGATTACGGCAAGTACAACGCGGCGCGCGCCAAGCGTGAAGCGGCGAATGCTGAACTTGCGGAATTGGTACTCAAAGAAAAAGAAGGCGAGCTGGTGGAAGTCGCAAGCGTCAAGCGCGAGGCAGACAGCGCAGCCAGGGAAGTCAAAAACGCTTTCCTGGCATTGCCAGAAAGGATTAGTTCGATTTTGGTCGGACGCACAGAAAAAGAAATCCTGTTCGAGCTGCGCAAAGAAGTCAAAGAAACGCTAGAGATGGTGGCCGATCGTGTACAGTGAAGTTTACGCAGCAGCGCTGCGACCAGAACCGGAATTGACAGTTAGCGAGTGGGCAGACCGTCATCGCGTGCTGGATCAGGCAAGCAGCAGCGAGGCTGGCAAATGGCGCACTGATCGCACGCCCTATTTGCGCGAGATCATGGATTCGCTGAGTGCGCAATCAGATAGCGATATCGTGGTCTTTATGAAAGGCGCGCAAATCGGCGCAACCGAATGTGGTAATAACTGGCTTGGCTATGTGATCCATCATGCTCCGGGGTCAATGCTTTACGTCATGCCTACCGCTGACAGCGCCAAGCGCGCGTCAAAGCAGCGAATCGGGCCGATGCTTGACTCGATACCGGAAGTCGCTGCCAAGATATCAGCACCACGCGCGCGTGACTCCGGCAATACGCTTTTCCAGAAAGATTACGCAGGCGGCACGCTCATCCTAACCGGATCTAATTCAAACGTTGGGTTGCGATCTATGCCCGCGCGTTATTTGTTTCTTGATGAAGTTTCGAGCTATCCATCAGACGTTGACGGCGAAGGCTCGCCGGTGCAGTTGGCTATTCGCAGGACAGCAACTTTCAAAAGGAATCGTCGGGTTTTTTTATGCTCGACTCCAACGATCGACGGGCTTTGCACGATTCAGGAATATCACGAACAAAGTGATAAGCGCCAGTTTTACCTGCCCTGCCCTCACTGTGGCGAATACATTACGATCACATGGGATCGGATCAAATGGCAAGACAATGACCCAATGACCGCATGCCTGGTTTGCAATGAATGCGGATCTGAAATTGCAGAATCAAACAAGACGAACATGCTACTCAAAGGCGAATGGCGAGCAACCGCTACCGGCAGATATAAGGGATATCACCTATCGAGTTTATATTCGCCGTTGGGATGGTACTCGTGGAGCGATGCCGCGACAGATTTCATTGCCGCAAAGAAAGGATCGCAGGAACAGCTAAAGACGTTCGTGAATACGGTGCTTGGCGAGTGCTGGCAAGAGCAAGGTGAACAAGTAGACCCCGGTGCGCTGATTACGCGCCGCGAAGAATATCCAGAAAATCTGGAATTCGGGAAAACTACCATCGGCATCGATGTGCAAAAAGATCGCCTCGAGCTTGAACACGTTGGATGGGATGCAAAGACAGAAGAGAGTTGGTCGCTCGATTACATTATTCTGGCCGGTGATACCGCTCGTCCAGATGTGTGGGATGAGTTATCTGAAGTGCTGGAAGACTTAAACGCTGATGCGGTCGCGATCGACAGCGGATATAACACGCAATTGGTCTACGATTTCGTCGCAAAGCGAAAGTGGTGCTATGCGGTGAAGGGCGTTTCTGGATTTGGAATTGGACTGATCGAAGACGCACAGAAACGCGCCAGAAGACTTGCACGCCGCAGGAAGAAGGCAATTAGCGCTGAACCAATTGGCGTTGACCAAGCAAAGTCGATCGTATACAGCTATCTGACTATTCAGGAACCAGGGCCAGGATACTGTCACTTTCCGGCAGATGTCGCGTATGACGATGAGTATTTTTCGCAATTAACCGCCGAAAAACTGGTTACCAGATACTCAAAAGGGCGACCCCGACAAGAATGGGTCACCACTCGCGCTCGCAACGAAGCACTGGATGTGAGAGTCTACAATCTGTGCGCTCTGAGGCTATCCCGTAACACCCGTAAGCGGCCCATTAACCCGCAGCCAAAAACGCCTGAGAACGCGCCAGAGAGCGCCAAAACGCAACCAAAAGCGCGCAAGTGGAGCATTAACGCGCAACCCAGTGGTGCGTGGCTATGATTGAGGCGATTATCACGCAAGTTTTGCACTCAAAAGTCGATAATGGTCTAGCAGATGAGCTACGCGATGCGATCGTTGATGCCCTTCATAAGCAAGCGGGTGGGGACACAGTTTACATTCTGAAAAAGCCCAAACTCGATCGTGAGGCGCTGCGTGCTGAGTTCAACGGCAGGAATATTGATGATCTGTGCGCGCGCTTTCAGATCACGCGGCAAAGGGTTTATCAGATACTGAACGAAAGTTAAGAAACCTGTTTTTCCTGTTTTCCTGTTTGGTCTGTTTTTCCTGTTTTCCTGTTTGGTCTGTTTTTCCTGTTTTTCCTGTTTTTCCTGTTTGGTCTGTTTTTCCTGTTTTCCTGTTTTTCCTGTTTGGTCTGTTTTTCCTGTTTTTCCTGTTTGGTCTGTTTGGTCTGTTTGGTCTGTTTGGTCTGTTTGGTCTGTTTGGTCTGTTTGGTCTGTTTGGTCTGTTTTCCCTGTTTGGTCTAATTTGTAAAGTTTTTCTCTAAAAATTTTACAAAGCATTCTGGATCATGGCGCGATGACAAATGCGTTTGATTCTGCTAACTATCCGACCTCTGAACCCACTGAACTTGTAAGTGGTGACCGATGGGCATGGAAGCGCACCGACCTTAATGCCGAATATGCGAATTCCGCATATACGCTGAAATACGCCCTGCGACTCCAGGGAGCTGGCGCGACTGAGATCGCTATAACGGCAAGCGCATCTGGACTTGATTACATCGTCGAAGTGGGCAGCTCAACGACTGCCGCCTACACGGTCGGACGCTACACCTATCAAGCGTACATCACGCGCAACAGCGACAGCGAACGTCTGACAATCGGCGGTGGCGAAATCGAGCTACTTGCCAACCGCGATGAGGCGACCACTAACCCGATCACTAATCTGCGTCAGCGACTCGAAAACCTCGAAACTGCTATTTTGACACTGACTACAAAAACGGCGAGTGCTTATTCGATCGCTGGGCGCAGTTTCTCTTATGTTGACTTACCGGAACTGCAAAGAATGCGCGATCAAACTGCTGGCGAGATCAATACCAAGACACGCAAGCGCTTCGGGGTCAGATCATGAAAGGCGCAAGGCGCTGGGACGCAGCAAGCAACGAAGTTGTCAAAAGCTGGGTAACAGAAGTAAAGAGCATCAACGAAGACTTGCGCACCCAAGGCGAGACGCTGCGAGCGCGCGCGCGGGATCTTGAACAGAACAATGACTATGTGGCGCGATATCTGAACCTAGTCGAAACGAACGTGATAGGCGAAGGCGTGAAGCTGCAAAGCAAAGCGCGCACCAATCGCGGCAAGCTCGATATGCGAGTTAATCGCACCATAGAGCGCGAGTTTAAAAAATGGACTTACGCAGAAAACTGTTCGCGCGATGGGCGACTCGATTGGGAAGACATCCAGCGCCTGGTCGCAAGATCGGTTGCGCGTGACGGTGAGGTGATTGTCAGAATCGTGCGCGGGAATGATTTCAAAATCGCGCTGTACGATGCTGATTTTCTCGATTACGAACTCAATCGGGAAGCCACAAGAGATAACAACGCGATCGTTCAGGGCATCGAGCTTGATCGCGCGGGTAAACCTGTTGCGTACTACCTTTGGAAAATGCCACCGAACAAAGTGCCAAGCATATTCGGCATGCCAACTCAGTCGCCAAATATCAATTCATACGAGCGCGTCCCAGCCGAAGACATCATTCACATATACAAGTCTGATCGCCCTAACCAGATTCGTGGTGCCACATGGCTCGCGCCAGTAATGATTCACTTGTTAATGCTCAACAGATACGAGCGCGCGGAAATGAAAGCGGCAGAGTTAGCGGCAAGCAAGGTCGGTTATTACAAAACTCCGACCGGCGACTATCTTGATGACGAAGACGGCGCAGACGGTTACGGTCTGCCGCCCTCAATCGGTGGCGTAGGATTTACTGAGCTCCCTGCTGGCACTGAACTGGCCATGCTAGATCCCAATCATCCCGTGAGCGCATACAGCGATTATGTTGCTGGCGTGCTGCGCGGAGTTGCAACGGGTTTAAACGTAACTTACCACGCACTATCAAGCGATCTAACCAGCGTTAATTTCAGCTCAATCAGAGCTGGCACTATCGAGGAACGCGACAACTGGCGCAAGTGGCAGCAGTTCTATGTATGTCACCTTATTCGACCCATTTTTGCAGCTTGGCTTGAGTTTAATCGTAATCGCCTGGGATTGAGTAGCACCGCAGCAGACGCAACGTTTGTGCCGCGTGGTTGGTCGTGGGTCGATCCTGTTAAAGAGCTTCAATCGCATCAAATGGCTTACGAGTTAGGCGTTACTAGCTTGTCAGCAATCGCAGCGTCACAGGGCAAAGACTTGGAAGAAGTGTTTGACCAGCGCGCGAAGGAAAAAGAATTGATGCAAGAATTTGGCCTCGAGTTTGGGCCGGTGAATCCTATGCAAAACGAGGACGAAACAGATGAATGAAATAAAGACCGGCACACTCAACCGGCACATGAATTTTGAGCGGGCGAACGTCGATGAAGACAACCGAACAATCACTTTGAGCTTTTCTAGCGAGGCTCCGGTCGAACGTTGGTTTGGGACTGAGGTGCTTTCGCACTCCCCCGAATCTGTTGACCTGACGCGCTTGAACACCAAAGCAGCACTGTTGGCGAATCATGACTTGAACGATCAAATCGGCGTTATTGAAAACGCCAAACTCGAAGACGGTCGCGGCATTGCCACGGTCAGGTTTTCAAAAAGCGAAAGAGCAGAAGAGTATTACCAAGACGTTTTAGACGGCATAAGAACCGGGGTTTCGGTTGGATATGTTATCGAGGAAATGGAAGAGCGGAGCGAACGAGTTTTTGAAGCGACCAGATGGATGCCTCACGAAATTAGTTTGGTTAGCACTCCCGCAGATGTTGCGGTAGGAGTCGGAAGGTCTAACGCTGTTGAAGGCGACAATTTAACCCGTGTTATCAATTTAGCAAAAAAGGAATCTCCAAAAATGGAAGATCAAAATCTAGATATAGAAGTAGTAAAGAACGAAGCGCGTGAACTTGCACTGAGAGAAGAGCAAGTGCGAGTAAGAACTATCAACGAAATGGCAAAGGATGCACCGTACCTGCGTGAACTTGCTGACAAAGCAATGAACGAAGGTTTTGCACTTGATCATTTTCAGCGCGAAGCGTTTCTACGGACAAAGGAAGAACTGGCGCGCAAACCTGAAGCGGCACCTGAAATTGCAAGCCCTCTGAATGTTGATCTTGGCAAGCGTGAAAAAGAAAGCTACAGCTTGCTGCGTGCGATCTCTGCATCAGCATCAGGTGATTGGTCAAAAGCCGGTCTGGAAAAAGAAATCTCCGACACAATTGGTCAGCGTTCTGGAAATGCCAGCCAAGGTGGTTTCTACATGCCAGCCGATATGCAGTGGGGTCAGCGTGATCTAACTGTTGGCACTAACAACGCCGGTGGGTTTCTGGTCGGAACTGACCACGACGGTGCTTCGTTCATCGACGCTTTACGCGCTGCGATGGTAACGACTCGATTGGGCGCTCGCGTAATGAGTAACCTCCAGGGCAACGTTGCAATTCCAAAGTTAGCAACCGGAACTTCAACCTACTGGGTTGCTGAAGATGGCGCGCCAACTGAAGGACAGCCAGTGTTCGCAAGCGTATCACTTACGCCTAAGAACCTCGCATCGTTTGTGCAAATCAGCCGCAACTTGTTGGTTCAGTCTGATCCATCAGTTGAAAGCGTGATACGCGATGACATCACTAAGTCAATCGCTGTTGCAATCGACGCAGCCGCACTTGCTGGCACTGGTTCTAGCAACCAGCCTACAGGCATTTTGGCCACAACCGGAATTGGTAGTGTGTCATTCAGCTCATCCGGCGCACCAACCTTTGCTGAGATCGTTAGCATAGAGTCTGCAATATCTGCTGACAATGCGATGGGTCAAAACATGGCGTTTGTAACAACTCCCGCTTTGGCTGGTACTTTGAAAACAACCACTAAGGACTCCGGTTCTGGTCGGTTTGTTTCCGAAGATAACAGCATCATGGGTTACTCAGTAAATCCAACTTCAAGCATGACAGCAAACACAATCTTACTTGGCGATTTCAGCCAATTGATGATTGCTCAGTTTGGTGCAATTGAAGTGATCACTGAGCGCAACGCGCAAACCGGACAGCTCACGCTAGGTTTGCACGCGATGGTAGATATCGGCGTAAGACACGCTGAATCATTTGCCAAAGGCGCTTAATGATAAGCACTAAGGACGCGCCCGGACTTGTTCCGGGCAACTCCCCCTCTAAAGGATCTAACAAGATGGCAAAGGTTAAGGTGTTAGTTGGCGTTGTCGCTTCTGGATTTGATTGCAAAGCCGGTGGTGAGTACGACCTAACGGAAGAAGATGCGTTGATGCTTATTCGCATGAAAAAAGCGGTGCCTGTTGAGGCATCAGCAAAGAAAAGTGCAGGTAGAGAAGATGCGCCAAAAACTACTAAACGCGGCAAGTAGGCTAAAACAATGGCTCTCGAAGAACTGGCTGAATTTTTTGAGGTATCTGAACACGGTACCGGAGCAAACTATACGCCAAGCGGGGGCAGTGCTAGTGCGATCACTGTTATTTTTCGTCACGATTATTATCTTGAAGACGTTGGAAACATTGTTGGCGTTGAGACGCAACAAGCCGTGATTACAGTGCAAACGTCGAAGGTTCCTGGCATCGCTCACGGTGATCTGATAGAGATCGACAGCACAAATTATAACGTTGTCGGGGTACGCCCTGACGGAACTGGTATTAGCGAGATCGTGCTAGAGGCGCAGTAGATGGCAAATCATGTGCGCAGACAAATTAGGGAGCGCGTGGCAACCACGTTGACCGGTCTAACAACGACTAGCAGCAAGGTTTATCAATCGCGCGTCTACCCTCTTGCAGCTAACAACCTACCGGGGCTGTTGGTGTATACGACAAGCGAGTCAAGCGCGCCGGATGTAATGGGCACGCAACCGGAAGTGGAAAGAGAACTGAACCTCGTAATCGAAGGTTACGCAAAGACAGCAAGCAATCTTGATGACGTATTGGATTTGATATCTAAAGAGGTCGAGATCGCAATGGCGGCAGATACAACAATTAATAGCCTAGCGAAAGACAGCTATTTGTCTGCAACCGAAATTGAATTGACCGGTGAAGGTGAGCAACCCATCGGCATTGTAACGATGAGTTATACGGTGCAATACCGCACTGCTAACAATGCGCCTGATGTGGCGTTGTAGGTACTGACATGAAAATGGTATCGCCTAGCGGCAAAGTGACAATCGGCGTGCATCCTAGCTATGTGCAGTCATATTTAAATTCTGGCTACAAGCCAGCAGACGAAGTGGCTATCAAGAAAGACAAGCCACTGAAGAAAGTTAAAAAACTAGAGGACAAACAAGATGGCAACTCATAAAGGCAATGACGGATCTATTGAAGTAGCAGGATCTGGCACCGTTGCAGAAGTAAAATCATTCAGCATCGAGGCAAGTGCAGCAACCGCTGAAACCACCACGATGGGTTCATACGCCGCAACGCATGTGCCTACCATCACAAGCTGGACTGCAAGCGTCGATGTGCTATTCGATCCTGCGGATACAGATGGGCAAGTTGCATTGCAACCCGGAATTGATCAGGTCGCCGTCAAGTTTCAAATGAACGGAACTGCCACCGGTGATACTTACTACAGCGGCAACGCGCTAGTCACTGGTCACAGTCGTAACTCGTCTTATGACGGCATGATTGAGGCGAGCATCAGCTTGCAGGGTACTGGAGCGCTGACTACAGGACAATCATAAGATGAGCGTACTCGATACAGCAAAGGCGCACTATCAAGAAATTCTTGCGGTAGATCCGAAACCGCTAACCATTCCTGAATGGGGTGGTGAATTCTTTGTGCGCCCTCAGATATCTGTCAAAAAGAAGATGGAAATCCAGAGCAAGCTGACCGGTGACAAGATGGATGAAGGCATTGCGCTTTCATTAATCTATTACTTAATTGATGGATCTGGAAAACCAATCTTCTCAAAGGGCGATCTCTTCGAGATGCTGCGCGCAGTCGATCCAGATACTTTGATTCGAGTCGCCGGGGAAATTGCGGAACTCCAACCTAAGTCTGAGGATCTCGAGGGAAACTAAGAGCGGATCGGGGTCGTTTGTTTGTGTTTCAGCTTGCCGAACACTTGCACAAAACGGTTCGCGAAATTGAAAAAATCTCTGACATCGAATTACTCGAATGGCAAGCATATTTTAGGATAAAAGACGATGGCGGCCCCTAGGTACAACATTCCGATTAGCGCAACAGACAAAACTGCTGCTGCGTTTAAATCGGTCAATCAAGCGGCAGGTCGTCTAGCTTCAAGTGCCGCAAAAATCGGGTTAGCGTTTGCAACGGCAGGAGCGGCAGCCGCCGCAGCTCTTACAAAAATGCAGATGTCGAACATCGACAGCCTTGCAAAAACTGCTGACAAAATTGGCGTTACCACTGAAGCTCTGGGCGGTCTGAGACACGCTGCAGAACTCACCGGCGTTGGATCTGACACGCTTGATATGGCGATGCAGCGATTGACGCGTAGAGTGTCAGAAGCTGCCAACGGCACTGGTGAGGCGAAGAACGCGCTGATCGAGTTAGGCATCAACGCCTCAAATCTCGAAAAACTACCACTCGATGTACAGATGGAAGTCATCGCTGACGCGATGGGTGATGTCAAAAGCCAATCTGACAAAGTTCGTTTGGCTATGAAACTTTTCGATTCTGAAGGCGTGAGTTTGGTCTCGACACTCGCAGGGGGTTCCACTGGCCTGCAAGAAATGGCCAAGGAAGCTGAAACGTTAGGGGTCACTATAAACCGTGTCGATGCTGCAAAAATCGAGATGGCTAACGATGCCGTTACCAAGTCAAAAGGCGTTTTTACTGGACTTGGTAACCAACTAGCAACCGCATTTGCCCCAATCATTCAGGGCGTTTCAACTGACTTTCATCAGGCGGCGCTCGACACTGCGGGATTTGGCAATATAGGGCAGGACGTTGCTGATGCGTTAGTTTCAGGTTTCGGCAAATTTCTCGACACGGTGCAGATGGTCGAGCATGGCATCCTGTCTATTAAGCTCGCAGCGCTAAAAGCGCAACAGGCGTATGAAGAACTGCTTGCACCCGATCAGGGCAGGGCAGAATATTTCAAACAAGAAATGGCGCTTCAAAAACAGCGTAATGAAGGTTTGATCACTTTTGGTGAGTTCACCAAAAAGCAGATGGCACTGCAAAAGAAGTTGAATGATGGCACGCTAACCAGTAACGATGCTGTTGTGGTTGGTGCTGAAGAAACGCAGCAAGCTATCGATGCGATTATAGCCAAAATAGAAAAGTTTAAGAAAACTGCATTGCCTAGTGAGCAACTCACTTTGTCATACCAGCGACTGAGGGCAGAAGTTGAAGAGACTGCTGAAGTAATAGCAGCAGCCGCACCCGGAAAGAAAACAGCGGAAGACGCAGACAAAAATGGTGCAATAGCATTGCAACGCATGACGTTTTTCCAAGAACAACAGATGGCCGCGCAAACAAAGTACGATGCTTTCATGGCCGCAAGCGATACAAAGCGAACCGGAATTGTTATCGGAGAACTAAACAACCAGTTTGGTGCGATCGCAAGCAACAACGAAAAACTGTTTAAGCTCAACAAGAGCTTCCAAATCGCGCAAGCGGTGATGCAAACATACCAGGGGGCAACGCTCGCACTTAGTAGCTACCCTCCCCCCGTCAATTTCATTATGGCCGCAGCAACGATTGCGTCTGGACTCGGACAGGTTGCGCAGATAAAGGCGCAGTCATTTGATGGTGGTGGTTTCACTGGAAACGGAAGCCGAAGCGGTGGTGTTGATGGCAAAGGTGGTTTTCCAGCAATTTTGCACCCTAGGGAAACGATAGTTGATCACACTAAGGGGCAAGCTGGAGGAATTACGATCGTAAACAACATCGATGCTAAAGGCGCAGACGCGGGCATTGAGATGAAGATAAGGAATGCAATGCAGCAGTCATCGCAGCAGACAATCGCAACGGTGCAGGATCTGATGCGACGAGGTAGATTTGCATGACAGTATATATGTTCCCATCGATTATCCCGGCCTCAAGCACATTCGAGCTTGTGACAAACACAAAGACATTTCAAAGCCCTCTGACTAATGCGGTGCAGACAGTGAGACGCAAAGGATCCCTCTGGAAGGTTAGCATGCAATTCAACAACCTCACCGGAAATGATCGTGCCATTATGCAAGCATTTCTGGCTAAGTTGAATGGTCAGGAACATCGGATGTATCTGTACGATCACTCGGCGACAAAGCGCGGTATTGCACCTTCTGATGACACTTTGCTAGTTGATGGCGCGAACCAAACGGGATCTGTCCTGATAGTTGACGGCGCATCTGGCACAACGACCGGATATTTGAAGGCGGGAGATTATGTTGCTTTCAACAATGAGTTGCACATGGTGACAGAAGATGTAAACAGTTCTGGCGGCGCTCTGAGTTTTGCAAAACCAAATTCTGACGGTACGACTACTACTACAAATGGCATGCCGCTTGCGCCTCCGATCAGAAAGCCAACTGTTAACGATCAGCAGATTGATTACCTGCAACCTATTTTTGGGGTTTTTATGTTATCAAGCGCAACATCGTGGGATACGCAGCCCGGCATCGTTTCTAATTTCACGGTTGAAGCTATCGAGGATGTGCTGGCATGAGTCGAGGATTTCCAACAGCAGTTGCAAACGCACTCGCGGAGCAGAATGTTGCGCTCGTCAGCTTTGCAAAGCTAGAGTTTCCAAGCGGCACTGTGTATGTGCACAACTCAATAGGTACTTACACCTGGGGTAGCCAGGATTGGCTAGGTGTAGGCTCGCTGGGTTCTATAAGTAAAGTGGAAGAAGGCATGGACGTTTCGCCTTACGCGATCACGTTAACGCTGTCGGGACTTGACGCGGACATGAGCAGCGCAGCGCTCACTGAAAATTACTTTATGCGCGCTGTCACGATCTATCTTGGCGTGCTTAATGATGATGACGAATTGCTCGCTGATCCAACGCAAATATGGGCTGGGTTTATGGATCAGATGAACGTCAGCGTTGGCGCAGATGGCGGCGATGCGATCCAGCTTATTGCAGAATCGGAACTGTCGAGATTTAACGTCAGTCGCAATTTGATGTACACCAACGCGGCGCAGCAGCAGCGTCATAGCGGCGACCTTTTTTTCAGTCACATCCAAGATGTGCAGGGTGCCAAATTCGATTGGGGTGCAAAAACTCCGGGGCAATCAGTCTCAGGTGGCGGCAACGCTGGCAGCAGAGACGGCGAACACGAGAAACGGAATTGATTAAATCGAAGGTTTTGAAAGCACTTAACAAATGGCAGCGCCGTGACTTTGGATATGGCGATGCTGATTGCGTGCAATTTGCTAACTTCATCGCAAAAGAAACCACGGGCAAAGATTATTTAACGGCGTTTGATTACAGCAGCGAAAAAGAAGCGTATGCGATCATCGACAAAGAAGGTGATCTTGAAGACACGGTCACGGCACTGCTGGGTGAATCAACAGAAGATGTTTTTAAGCTGCCTGATGGCTCCCCGGTGATATTAAAATTTCCATCAGGTCAACTGATGGGCATCAAGTTGGGAGAAGAGGCGATCTGTCTGACAATGAAAGGTTTAACAAGAATTCCAGCTAACTACATCGCTGCGGGGTGGATCTTATGCCACCAGTAATTGCAGCGGCAGGAGTATTTTTACAGGGTGTTGGTATCGCCGTTGCTAGTGCCGTCGGCGGTCTAGCTGCCGGTGCTAGTATAGGCATTGGCGCAGCGGTCGCGTTAGGCGGCGCTGTTGTGGCCGGTGCCGCACTGGTCGCAACTAAAGCGGTCAACAGTTTGTTTGCGGTTGATATGCCGCAGGTTGACAGCGATGCAAGCAGACAGCGCACCGTTAAAAGCACGACAGAACCTTTCAAAACTATCTATGGCGAGACGCTAGTCAGCGGGCCGATTACATATATCGGCATGGCGGGAACTGACAACGCGGATCTGTACCACGTTATTGCGCTTGCTGGTCACGAAGTGACCGACATTAGAGATGTTCACTTCGATAACAAGCTGATCAGTGACGCGCAGATTAATAGCGGCAATGCTGCCGGTGGTAATGTCATTGCTGGCGACTTTGGCCCGAAGGGCGGCAGCACGATCTGCGTCATCAACAAGCATCTTGGAACTGCCACGCAAGCAGCAGACTCGATGATGGTCAGCACATTTTCCGATTACACCAGCGCGCATCAAGGCAAAAACGTTGCGTACCTTGCGATGAAGTGGACGCTAAACGATGACAGCGCACAGACATGGGAGCAACTGGCCCCGAGCGATATCAAAGCAATAGTAAAAGGACGCAAGGTCTATGACCCGCGATTAGACGTTACTGCTGGCAACGCAGCCGGTGCAAATCCGACTGATGCAAGTTATATCGCATACTCCACTAACCCGGCGCTCTGCCTTGCTGACTACCTGATTAACAGCGAGTTTGGACTTGGCGTTGCTGCTGACAAAGTCGATTGGGCGGCGATTGTTACCGCTGCAAATGGATGTGATGTTAGCGTCACAGTTCCCGGCGGCACTGAAAGTCGATTTACCTGCAACGGCGTGCTTTTTGGGACTGATAGCCACCGTACAAACATCAACAAGATTTTAAGCAGCATGAACGGCACGCTGGTTTATTCCAACGGCGTTTACATCCTGCGCGCTGGAATTTACGAAGCGCCAACGCAGTCTTTAAACGAAGATGATCTCATCGGCGCAATCGGCATCAAGACATCGTTTGAGCGCTCTGATCGCTTCAACACCGTCAAAGGCGTTTTCGTCGATCCAGCTCAGAATCATAAAAGCTCAGAATTTCCGAAGGTGCAGTTGGCCGCAGCTTTAAGTCGAGACAATGCGCTAGTTCTTGAAAAGGAAATGCAGTTCCCAATGACAAATTCGTCATTTGGTGCGCAACGACTTGCCCACAAGTTGATCAACAAAACTAGCCAGCAGAAGGTGATCACCTTTCCGGCGAATCTTGGCGCGTTGCGCATTATTGCGGGTGATAGAGTAAACGTCAGCATCGAGGAGTTGAGCTGGTCGAATAAAATATTTCAGTGCGTTGGCTGGACTTTTGCAGATGATGGCGGCGTAAATCTAACGCTCAGAGAAGACGATCAGGATGCTTACGATGACCCAGATCCAGCAAATAATGAATATTCAACGATTACAGCAACCGGCGACATCACAGACGCTTTCAGAGGCGTACCAGCGCCCTCTGGGTTGAGCGCAGTAAGCGGCGAGGCAAAGGTATTTTTGAACTGGCAAAATCCTGGTAGACCGGGTGATTTTGGAACTGTCGAAGTCTACGCGTCAACCGTCAATGATCGCAGCAACTCAACTGCGCTAAAGAAAATCGGTGAAACGGATGGCACGCAGTTCGTGCATGATAGCGGCAACGCTTTCGACCCGATTGTTGTTACAAATGTGCGCTATTACTGGATCCGCTGCAAAAAGAACGTTGGTGCAGATGCCGATCGCACCGCTGTTAGTGACTTCAGCACTGGCACAACTGCTGGCGTTTCAGCTACCGTCTTAGCGACTGCTGTCAACTGGGACAACGTTGCAAATCCAACTATCGGCGTTGACCTGAATGCTGATGACACTATCAAAATCAACCTTGGCGACGCTACAGCAAGCACGAGCGGGAATGCAGTAGCAACTAGCGGTATAGAAGAAGACGTTACCATCACCCAAGGCGGCATCAGGATGAACCAAGGCGGCTCCATCAGGGGCGGTCAAACTTCTTACAACAGTGGAGAAGGATTTTTTCTGGGGTACGACTCCAGTAAATATAAACTAAGCGTAAGAACCTCAACATCAGAAGCATTAACGTTTGACGGTAGCAACCTATCGGTCACTGGTAACATAACAGCGACGAGCGGAACGTTCACAGGAACTGTCAACGCAAACGCTGGCGCATTTACCGGTAACGTTAGCACAAGCTCAAAGTTTGTCGCGGGTTCTGGCGCTACATCAGCGACAATGGATGGTGCGGATGCAAACTATAAGTTTTACGCTGGCGCTGCTGCGCTTGGAGACTCGCCGTTCAAGGTTGACGCAAACGGTGGTGTAACAGCTAGTAGAATTGTAATAACAAGACCGGACGACCCAAGTGCAGTAATATTTGACAGTGCACAAGACGGTTTGGTTGGAGTTGGTTTATCTAACCTGTCAGCAGAATCAGATAATGCAGTCGCACAGGTTGCTGATGAGCTGACAAGTAACACAGACTATGCGCGATTGATTCTGTCAACAACTCAAACGCTGACAATAAAAGTTTTATTTCCTTTAAATTATTTGCCTTTTGCAATATCTAGTGCAGAAGATTTTCCCGACAGCATAACGTTAAAACTACAAAAAGCGACCATCACCTCTGGCACTCCCGGCACGTTTTCGGATGTGAATGGCGGGACTAAAACATTTACACGCAGAGTCTACAACGGAAGCGAAGCGTCAAACGACAACTACTATTCTGTTAATGATTCTGGCAATGGTTGGTACATAAGAGACAGAGACGGGATAGACGCACAGTTTAATCTTAGCATGTCTGACGCGTCTGTTTATGTCGCTGGCGATACAGCTGTCAGGGTGCAGGTAAGCTATGTTGCAGGTAGCGGGTCAACTAGCGCCAATCCTAGTTCATCATCTAAAAGGACACTATACTTCAATAGCGCCACTCAATATTTCACGATTGATGACAGCAGCATTATCAGAGATCAAGCACCGGGCAGCTTATTAACTGGCGATGTAATCTTGTCAGGGTCAAGCGGCGCAAGAACTATCTCATGGCGAGACAGTGACACTTATGATGAAAACTGGTCTATTGAGGGATTAACCGGGTACGGAGAAAGCGGTTCTGGCGTTTTATATTTTAAATTTAACAATGGCAGCACGAGCCCGATTGCGTTTGTTGATAACGGCAACGTTTTAATCGGTGGTGATTTCTACTCAGGCGCTGGTGCTGTAACCACTTCGACAGCTTCTTTTGGTGGTGGATATGGTTCTACCGGTACAAGCATAAGCGCAGATGGCAATATCAGCACTGATGGCAATGTAATTGTTGGCGGCGACCTGACCGTGAACGGTACAACCACCACCGTTAACACTGATAATCTAACGGTTAAAGACAACAACATAACGCTCAACTACTCTAGCGGTGATTCTTCGTCTACTGCGAATAATGCCGGTATAACAGTTCAAGACGCAGTCAACTCAACAACTGATGCAACGCTTCTGTGGAAGACCGCGACAGATACTTTTGAGTTCAGTCACCCGATCAAAGCTCAGTCGGATTTCACGCTTTCATCCGCTGGCGGTGACGCAGGAATCTACTGGAAAGACAGCAGCGCGTCAGACGCAACTGCTTGGCATCTCCACGCTGATGTCACGCAAGCAACGTCAAACATGTATTTGAACTATGCAGGTGGCGGCACTAACTTCTCATTCGTCAACAACGGTAATTTCTTAGCGCCAGGCACAATCTTCGCGGACGGTGCTGCGTCTAATAGTCTTCAGTGGGAAGCTGCATATGATTATTCGCAAATAGGTCATCTACCGTTAGCCGGTGGCAACCTCACTGGAAATGTTAGATTCGGAAACACAAGCGTTGGCACTGAAGACGATAGCGAATATCTGCTGTCAACGGGCGGCCAGTTGATCATCAGAGCGAACGATTCTGCTGATGATGCAAGCTACACAAATTTGATCTTAGACTCTGGCAAGTCTGGCGGCACAGAGACTAATTCCGCTGGTGTTGTCACGCGCACAAATAACGTTAATCGCATGCGAGTTGATGGACTTGGCGGGATTAGCTTATTTGAGGATACCGGAACGACCGCCAAGCTGGTCTGGAATCCGACATCTGAAGAATTCCAGTTTGCTGATAACGTCAAGGCCACTTTTGGCGCTGGTGATTTACAGATTTATCATGATGCTAGTCATTCTTACGTTGTCGACGCTGGTACAGGAAACATGTATATCAGCACAAATGGTAATGGCATTGTTATGCAAGCGTCCCTTAGCGAAACAATGCTTGCAGCGTTGCCTAATGGCGCAGTTACTCTTTACTACGACAACGCAGCCAGACTATCCACCAGCTCCACAGGTATTCAGGTCACCGGAAATATAGCAAACGCCTCTGGCGATATGACAGTAGACTCTGCCGGAGGTCTAATCCTAGATGCGGCCACTGGTGTAATTAGTTTGCATGAGGCAGGCAACGGAGTTTTTGGCACACTAACGAGGGCTTCTGGCTCATTAGCTATTAAGTCTGAAGTTTCAGATGCGGACATCATATTCAAGGGCAACGATGGTGGAAGTGCTTTCACTATGATGACTTTGGACGCTTCGGAAGCAGGTGCGGTTACTTTTAATTCTACCGTTACAGCCAACGCAGGTGCAACTCTAGGTGGTGATTTGGGAATTGATGTTGTTGCTTCTCCCTCCATAAACTTAGTTGGTGGTGATGGTAACTCAAAAAATATTTACTTTAAAAAGCAAACTGGTAATACCGAAGAAGCTAGAATAAAAGTCTACGCAAACGATATGACTCTAGACGTTGCTGGCAGCATTCACCTAGATGCGGACGATACTGGACACGTTCGGTTTAAAGACGGTGGCACACAGTACGCTTCAATCTATAAAAGCGGCAGCAATGCTACTGTGGATACTACAGGTGACTTTACTATTGATGCTACAGGAGACATTATCCTTGATGCTGACGGTGGAGATGTACTATTTAAAGATAATGGAACGCATTTTGGTTCTATTTATACAACTAGCACCCCCGGTGCAATGTATATTCAAAGTTTAATTTCAGGTCAAAGTTTACACTTTGCCACTGTGGGAGGAGTTGGTTTAACGATAGGTAGTAATCTCGCCAGTACTTTTGCGGGCAGCGTGACAAGCGCAGGGCTTACTACAAACGCAGATGCAACAATTTCAACTTCTGGTTTTACCAGATTAAACATAAACTCCACGCGTACTTCAGGAAACATTGGAGGCGTTGATTTTCAAGCATCTGGAGTAATAAAAGGTCAAATTTTTGGCACTGTTGCAGGTGGCATGAAATTAACTTCAAACGGATCAACTGAAGCCCTGACAATAGATTCTAGTCAAAACGTCAACATTCCCAATGGCGGCTTAATGGTGGGAAGTACCGCTGCGCCTAGTGCTTTATTGCAATTAGAGGGTTCCGACGGCACTCCACAGTTAAAGTTTTTAAGAACAGGAACAAACATCGGTGGAATAATTCGCCAAACAAGCAATCCATACGGCTTAACTTACGATGCTATTGACGGAAACGCAGGTTCGCCTACGCACGTTTTTAGAACTTCAGTAGATGGCTCATCTTTTACAGAACGCATGCGAATAATGCCGGATGGCGCAGTTGTCATAAATCCGGTTGGCGGCGATGGGCAACTATACTTTGGCGGCACTTCAGGCAATCTAAGAATGTATCTTGCTAGAAGCGGATCAGAAACGTTTCTATGGAATGTCAGCAACGGAGCCATGCGTTTCGGTACTAACGACACGGAGAGGGCGCGGCTGACAAATGATGGCACGTTTCTTTTGGGCAAGACTACTGCCGGTTTTGCAAATACAGGGCATGAGTTGCGCGGTGGTGGTTCTTACGCCGCATTTACCAGAGAGGGGACTCCTGTCTTAGTCAATCGCAAAAGTAGCGACGGTGCGCTTATTGAGTATCTGAAGGACGGCAGCACTATTGGCTTGTTATCTACTAAATCAGACGATCTTGTAATACATTCGTCAACTACGAACCATAGTGGATTATCTTTTAGCGATGGCGCGATCTTGCCAACCAATAATTACGGGACTACATCAACTAACACTGTGGATTTGGGTAGTTCAAGTCGTAAATTCAAAGACCTGTGGCTATCGGGGCAAGCATATGTTCCAACGCTCACTGGCGTAACAACAATCAACACCGCATCATCCACTGGTGTTTTAGAGATTTATGGCGGCGCTACCAACAAAGGCGGCAAAATAGTATTGTCGGGTGGCAACAACACTTCTGACGGATCAGATATCAGGTTCCACACAGGCGCGTCCACGGCTAATCCGGCAGAGAGGGCGCGGATAACCAGCGATGGAAAATTCGGGCTGGGAACAACTAGTCCAGCTTCATTGTTGCATGTGTCTGGAGCATCTTCATCACTTAAACCTCTAGTTGATATTACTAATACTTCCAACTCTACTGTAGCCTCGTGTGGCTTATCTGTTACTGGTGGTGGTGGAAGTGGTGGTGATGGCTATCAGTTTCGGACAAAAGATACGTCAGGTAATGTTGATTTCTTTATTCGTGGTGATGGCAACGTTGGTATCGGAACAGCTTCACCAAGCTATAAAACTCACATCAAAGGAACTACAGCCTTTAATACAACCTATAATAGCTATTCAAATGATTTATTTATTGAGAATAGTGCGTCCGGAGCAGGAGCTGGAAATTTTGGTGGCTCCATTGGATTAAGTGGTTCAGGGACAGAACAAACAAATAAACGAGTAGTTCTTGCTGCAGTACAAACTGGTTCAGATCAAGATCAATGTGGTTTTTCAATTTTTACTCATCCTTCTCAATATGGAAGTAATGCTATTGTGGAAGCATTGAGAATAACGCATGACGGCAACGTTGGTATTTCTGAGTCGTCGCCTGACGCTAAATTACACATTAGAGATGCAACCGATGGTGGTTCTAGTAGTGTAACTTCCGCTATCCAATTTAGTCGAAGAAACGGTGGTTCTAACGATGCTGCTATAAAAATGCAACATGACGGAAGCGATGGCGTTTCTAACTTGCAGTTTCACTTTGGCGCGTCGGAGAGGGCGCGTCTGACAAGCGATGGAAAATTCGGTCTGGGCTT